TTAAGATTTTGTTTCGCTGATTTTCGCGGTATCTTCTGCTTTTTGCTTTACCCATTTAACCAGTGGCATAAGGAACGGAACTTCTACTCCCAAGTCTGCGATATTTTCAATGATGGAAATAAGTTCGTTTACAAGAATCCAAATACAAACAATACAGGCGATAGCAAACTTGAACGGCACAGCCCAACCCATTGTCTGAGTAAGGTATGCCAAAAGGGTATCGAGTAAGAAACCAACCAATATTAGCAGCCACATTCCAATCTTTTTAGCAATGCCGCTAATGCCCTTTTTGCTGGTTCGCTGCTCTCCGCGGTAGGGAGCTGCCAGCAAAGCAGTGACATAGTCAATGATGTTTGCGCCAACAAGCAAATAAACAGGAATTGCGAGTGCACCAAGGAACGAGGTAAGCCCTGTGAAAAAGAAAATCACCATGGTTTTGATTTTGCCGATTACGTTCTCCATGATATTATACCTCCGTTTTGTTTACGCTGATGTTACCCAGTCGAGCGGCCTGTTCAGAGAGCAGAGCAAACAGGCTGGCGGCATCGCCGCCGGTGCACGGGCTGGTCGAAATGACAAAGTGGGGCGCGGGTACTGCGGGCTGTGCCGGGGCTTGTACCTCTTCAGCAAAGCCGTTCAGTTTCGCGCCCTTGATCAGTGCAGGGTAGTCGTTATAAGCAAAGTTGCAATCGACATACCCAGAAACGCCCGATACTCTGCCTCGGCTGGTGTGCTGCCACATACCATGCTTAATGCTGGGCCGGGTGCCGCTATAGTCTGCAATCCAGAGGTCAAAGGCGGCAAGTCGGCTCATGTTCAGCTCGGTCTGCTGGTAATATGTATAGGTGTAAATCATCGCATAGCAGCCCCAGCTTTCAATTGCCTTTGCAGCTTTTATAACCAGATCGGTCAATGCATCCGCAGAAAGCGGTTTGAGTAAGTTTTCCTCAACATCAACGACAACCGGATATTCAAACTGCTTGCCTGCGATTGCTTTACGCACCATGGCCAGCTCTGCATCCACCTGCGCCGGGGTCTGTGCATAGGTGTAATAGTAAACGCCTACCGGGATGCCAAGGCGCTTGCACTCTGCATAGTTGCGCTCAAACTGCGGGTCGATGTAGATGCCGTGTTTGTTGGTGGATACAGCACGAATCATAACAAACTCCGCTGCCCCAGATGCTTTCACCTGGTCGAAATTAACTACACCCTGATGCTTGGAAACATCAATACCTTTTTTCATTTGTTTTACTTCCTTTCTACTCCGCCGATGATTTCATCGGCTTGTTGCTGTGTAATAAAGCGCGGCACATAGCTCTGCACTTTTTCGGCTGTGATGTTGCCGATGGTAAACTGAATTTTAATAAAATCAAACACTGGGCGGCACCTCCATCAACGTGAGCATAGCGGCCTCAAGGGCAGCAATGCGGTCACTATCGTTAGGCGCAGGCTGCAGCACAGCGATATCTGCTGCCAGCTCTTCCGCGCTGCGTTCTGTAGGCTTGCCTTTTACTAATTTGTAGCGGTATGCGCCTTGTTCCGTCATAAGCGGCAGCGGCAGGTAATTGCCTTGCGCATGGTGAAAACGGTCTCCGGTGCCTTCGTCGATTTTAGTCCATCCGATCACCGACTCTTCTAAAAATGCATCCGAATTGATGGCCGTGATGCGGCCGGAACTGTCTGCTTTAACATACACGATATAACTGTTCATTTTAGCCTCCTCACAAATCGGCAGATAATTCGAAGTTCAACCCGCCTGCCGCGTGTCCTGCGCATGTCGGAAGGTTGGCATACCCAACAGTGGTGGACGTGGTTTCAATGCTGCAGCCTGTGAAATCTGTTACTGTGGCTGCACCATACGGAGCAAAATACTTAATGACGGGTGTTGGGGCGATGCGCATATTGATTTCACGGGATACGGTGAAGAGGTTGCCTGACGTACGCACAGCACTCGCAAACATCATTCTGAAATACATCTGACATTCAGCAAGCTCAGCACTAAATGTTTTAGGCACAAACGGAGTAGCAACTTCGCCCTCTTCAAGCTTTGCCCAATATAAAGTAGAACCTTTTTTACTAAAGTCAATCAACACTGCGTCTAGCCCGCTCGGAATGTAGAACTGAATATAACCAAAGGGTGTTTCTTTTCTGACGGGCTGTGTTCCGATAGTGCCGGATACTGTAAATATGCCGTCCGCTGTTGCGACTGTTAGAGTTCGAGTCTTGCCGGTACTGTTCGTGGTCAGAATTTGATAAATGTGGCTTGTTAGATTGGCATTTTTAGTCAGTACGATGCCTTGCGCAGTAATGGTCAGCTGATTGTAAGCAATAGCCCATCTGTCAATAGTGTACCCTGCCGCTGAATATGTTGTTTTCCCTCTTTGATTGATAGGGAAAATAAAACTGGCATTATCGAGTAAGTTGCGATTGGGAATTGATGCTTGTTTTGCGCTTTCAGCGGCTGCTGCAGCACTTTCAGCTGCGGCTGTTGCACTTGCGCCTGCGGTGCTTGCAGATGCAGCTGCATTTGTTTCGCTTGTCTTTGCGGCCTTGGCACTTGCGTCCGCTGCCGTTGCTTTTGTGGTGGCTGTGCTTGCTGATGCAGCTGCATTCGTTTCGCTTGTCTTTGCGGCATTGGCACTCGTGTCCGCTGCTGTTGCTTTTGTGGCGGCTGTGCTTGCGGATGCAGCCGCGTTCGTTTCGCTTGTCTTTGCAGCCTTGGCGCTTGCATCCGCTGCTCCTGCACTGTTATTAGCATCCACTGCCTTATTGGAAGCATTTGTTGCAGATTGTGCTGCCGCTGTAGCAGCTTTTTCTGCGGCATCTCGGTATCCCAATGTTTGCGCAATCTGCGCGGTTAGCACGTTGTAGTAGTCGCTTGCAACTACATTCTGGTCGCTGCACGGATCTTCCTCTATTTCAATCGGGATGTTCCATGTGCCGATGCGGTAACCGGATGCAGTGTAGATTTGCAAGCACAGCGTGCCGCTGCCGGGGAGCGTCAGCATTGCTTCAGCAAGTTCAACGGTCACTTCGTTTTCGCTTACTTGAAAAGCGCTGTGCGTTTTTTTACCGTCAATTTCTGTGATGGTGTCATACCATCCGCAGCCGCTAGGGGCAACATATCGCAGCGTGAACACAGCACCTTCTGGCAGCTGGAATTCCGTGCTGTTGTCCCATAATTCCAACTTGAAAAATCTGCTGTACCGATCATTTTGTTTTGCTTTTAGCGGGGTCAAGATTGACTGCCGCTGTAAATCAAGTTTGATTGTTTGCATTTAATCCCTCCTAATACGGTACGGCTGGAACCATATAGTTCTGGCCCCCGATATTCATTGGATACCACTTCGGTGCATAGCCTTTATCTCCTAAAAACAAAGCTCCAGCCAGTGAAATATTTTTAGCAGATACGCTGCCGCAAGATATGTTACCGTTGTAACTTCCATCTGACTTTTTCCCAAGTGAAATATAATTAGAAGTGATTATGGACATTTCACCATTGTCTGGAATTACAGTGCCATCCTTGTTCGTATCTCCGCTAACAATGCGGATTACTCCTTGATCAGCGGAACTTATAAACATCGAAATTCTGTGTTTAGTGTTATTTGCCGCCCTAAATGTAACACCAGTTGCGGTGGCATCTAAGGTTCTTTCGCCGCTTTCTACTTCGCTGTGTAGGTGGTCTACAATTAGATTAATAATTTTAACTAGATTCGCATTAATTGTGCCCGCCGTGATAAAGTCGGCCACAATAGCACCGTCCTGCGTCATAGCTAAACTATAAGGCCCAGCATATCCGTTTTTGGAATACCCAAGACCGCCGGAGTTCCACCGCCAAACCTTTTGAGCGGTTTCGATATTCGGTGTGTCCATAATAAGAATTTCGTAAGGCTGACCATCTGCATCCTTGCACATCACGACATATCCACCGTTTGCTCCGGTAATCCACCCGGTCGCGCGGTCAACCGCAGCCTGTAAAAAGCTTGTGCTGGTCTTTTCTGCCACCGTTTGGTTGGTGCTTGCGATTGTTCCGGCCAATGTGGATTTTGCGTCACCAATCTCGATGTGGTCATATCGGTCAAGCAGCACATTGTAAACTGTGGAAATGACCTTAGCCTTTGCGGATACTCCGAGCTTTTCAAATAAAACGGTGACGGTATCGCAGAGGCGCACACGTTCCAGCGGAGCTATGTCTTTGTAGTCCTCTGTCTGCCAGAGGGCAACGAAAGAAACATCAAGGCTAACTGTTGGCACGCCGATGCCACTTTTTGAGATGTAGGCTTGCGCTTTTGCACGAAGCTCTTCGACTGTCGGCTTTTCCTCAAACTCTCCGGAAAGGTCAAGCGGTACCGTGCGCGGGTAAGGAAAGTTTGCAGCATTTTCAGCGGAAAGCACCTTCTCTGGCAGTGTTACGGTGATGCCATCGGTACCAGCCCAATAAGGGCAAACACCTGTAATTGTGCTTGAGATGTTTTCTTCCTGCGTGAGGTCAGTAATGTTTTTTCCATAGCGGAGCGTGACACCATTATCAGCCCCACGCGCTGTGTGAAGTTTAACGGTATAGCCGTCCCACTCATATTCACCGCCGTAGGTATCGAGGATAGACCCCTCTACACCGCCAAGCCGGGAGCGAATACTTGCAGGAATAACTTGCGAGTAATTGCCCGCCGTGGTCACGTCCGTCCAAAACTCAAACGGACACGCTTCTGCCGCGTAGGTTTTAAAGCCCGCCAGCGCCAGACCTGCAGAACCAGCCGAGAAAGGCATGCAGGGGATATGTGACAGCTGATAGCTAATGTGCTGCGCGTAGACCGTAACAATGCCATTCAAAGGCTTTGTGATTTTGTAGATTCGGAATGGCTGCCGGGTGCGTCCGTCACCCGGCACCGCGACAATAATGCTTGAAAGCGCAATCTCGGCATAATGCAAGCCGGTAATGGGGTACTGCATTTCCAGCTCGAACATGCCGTTGCGCTCTTCGGTTACGATACAAGAAACGGCATCAGCCAAAGCGCCGATGCCGTTCGTATCAAATTTAGTTGTGTTTGCCGCGAAAAGTAAAGGTGTCATACAATCCACCACCTCGGTTTGATTTCAATTTTGGTAATGCCACCGGAGAAACTGATGCCGGTACCGCCGGGCGGCAGTTCCGGAAAGTTCGGCGCATAAACATTGCCGTTGCAATTTGTGATGCCTTTAAATGCATCTTGCAGTTCACAGTCAAGGTCTACATATTCGTCGATGCTTTTGATTTGCACCACGATATTTCCGACGGTAAGCGTGCCAGACGAAGTACCGTATATGCGAATTAGGGGGAGCGCAGCAAATGCAGTAGGATTGTAGATTTTTCCGGCGGCGGACATAGTGACTATGGTTTCACCATCGCACAGATACCGCTGTGGTTTGCAATCAAATGCAATCGTGAATTCTGCAGCTTTCAGCACATACGATTCAATATCCAGTGGGCCGATAAACCGAGCCATGCGAAAGAACGCAGGATTGAAGTTGTCCTGCAGGCGACGATAACCGGGCTTGTTTAGTAGCCATGCCTTGAGTTCATCGGTGCGCTGTAAAGCATTTTCACCAACAAATGCCGGATACTGTATCGGACGGTTTTTATACCTGTTGTTTGAAATCACCAAATCACCATTTTTACCGGGAATTGATATGGCCTCTGCATCAATTTCGGGGCTATTCAAAATTCCACCGCTGCTGATATAAAGACCTAAGTCTGCGCTTGAGCGCCCGTCTAAGAAAAAGATGCCTTTCAAGCAAATACCATCTCCCTTCGCTGGATTTCATTCTGCAGCTCATCCGCAGTAGCTTTTGCGGTTGCTTTGGGGTCGCCAAGGTTTTGACCGTAAACGGTTACATTGATATCTCCGAAAGAAGCACCCGCTGCCTTTATCTGCTTTTGGCTGTTGGTAAGCGGGGTAACACGTGCAGCGCCGCCGATGAGCGTGATCAACTCCGGGCCTGCTTCACCTACAATCGCGGAACCTTGGTTAAATGTGCCGCCTTTTGCAAGAAAAGGAATAGACGGAATGGACGGCAAGTTGGGGTGCCAAGACCCACCGCCGAGCCATTTCGGCATTGTAAAGCCCATGCTGTTGAAACCACGGATTAGCGAGTTTACCGCAGAAATTGCCATATTGAGCAGCCCGATGATGCCATTAATCGGTGCTTTGGCGATGGCATCCAGACTGCCGAAGATGCCGCCGAAAATCTCCGTGATTCCTTTCCATGCGCGTTCCCAATCTCCGGTAAACACACCGCGCACGAAATCAATGACACCGTTAAAAATAAGCATCACGCCGTCCCAAATGCCTTTGAACATCGTGAAAAATGTGTTGAGCAACCCGCCCAGCACCGGGCCGAAGATGTTCGTCCAATCTGTGACGAATATATTTTGCATGAAAGCGTCCACCGATTGCAGTACCGCTTGGATCTGGTCTCCGCCAAAAGCGACAGTGCCCACCAGAAGTGCAATTGCAGCAATCAGCAGTACAATCGGGTTGGCACACAAAAATGAAATAGCTCCGGCTATCGCTGAAATAATTCCGGCGACAGGGGAGATAGCTGCAATCATCAGTAGAATGGTAATAATTAAGCTTTTTGTGGAGCTATCCAGCCCACCGAACCATTTAATCATACTTGTCACTTGCTGGATAATGGGTGTGAGCATAGGTAAAAGAGACTGCCCGAATTCTGCCGCTGCTTCTTTGACACTTTCACTCATAACACGGGTACTGTTTGCGGCTCCATCGGACGTGCGGGCGAAATCGCCTTGAGCGTTTTTTGTGGCATCCATGACATAAGCATAGCGCAGCTGCACCTTCTCCGCTTCTGTCATGTCCTTGGTCACTTTTCCAAATCCGTTTGCCATAGCGAAAGTGTCGAGGTTCGCTTGGGTCATCACGATGCCCATGCCCTTGAGGCTCTCGGTTTCGCCTGTGAAAATGCCCTTTAAAGCGTTCTGCGCAGTATCAATACGCACGTTTTTGAACGATGCAAGGTCTCCGGCCAACCCTACAAGGCTGGTACTCATATCCGCAGCCTCGCCTTGTGGCAATTTCATACTGGTAGCCATATCGCCAAACAAAGAAGCCATATCCAGCGCGGTACCTTTTGCAATGCCGTAAGTGTCGAGCGTGGTCTCTGCGAATTTCTCCACGACATCGGCGCTGCTGCCGAAAGCGACCTCTACTTTGTTTTGGCTCTCTGCCACGTCCGATGCCGCATTAAATGCAGCAATTCCCATGCCACCGATGGCAAGTGTAGCCGGGGCCATAGCAGAGGAGACTTTCCCGGCTGATTGCGAAATACCATCTGCCACTCCACCAATTTTGGCAAGAGCAACATTACTGTTTTTTGCCTGTGATTCGAGTTTTTTGAGGTTTCCTTCAGTCAAAACAATTTCACGCTGCAGGGCTCGGTACTGTTCTGCATGGTCTTTCTTAAACTGCTCGCTGCACTGAGCATCGGCCTGCTTAAGCGTTTGTAACTTGTTCTTTGTTTCGGTTACGCTGCTGGCAAGCAAATCGTGCTTTTGCCGTAGCAAATCCGTATTGGTGGGGTCAAGCTTGAGCGCGCGGTTGACTTCCCGCAGCTCAGACTGTAGGCTTGCAGCCTGACTGTTGACACCTTTTAAAGCTTTATCCAATGACTGTGTATCGCCGCCGATTACTACTTTTATGCCTTTTATTCTTTCGTTCATATCCTCACCACCTTAAATGCAGAAAAAAGCAAGCCCTCGTTATTGGGCTTGCTTTTCTGCTGTTTTTGCGTTGAACTGTTTTCGCAATGCGCCACGATCTGGCTCTGTTTGCTCAAACAGCCAGCAACGCTCTAAATAGTTTCTCCCGTCCTCGCTCTTGTTTAATTCTGCGATTGCAGCATCCCGGCGATACAGCAGCCATTCATCAATGGGCAGCTCTTCCTGTGCGGTAATGTCAATGCCGGTGTATTGGTACACCAGATGCTCATAAATCAGCTCGGCTGTGTAGTACAGCTTCGGCCCACCGCTGCTGGGGCAGGACGGGAGTTTTAGTTTGGGCGGGAGAGTTCCTTTTCGATGAAAGCACCGTAGCCTTTAAAAAACTGCCGGATTTGCTGCAAGTCCAGCTCATCGGCGCAGATTTTGATGCTGGCTTTATTGCGGCTCAGAATAGCAGATGCTGTGTCGTACAGCACATCAATACTTTCCTGTGTGATGTCTTCCTCCTGCGAAAGCTGTGACACCAGAATCATCTGGCTAAGCTGCTTTTTGGCAGGCAGCCCCACCATAATGAGTTTGCCGTCCGGCATTTTGTAGCTGTAAAAGCAATTTCCCATGTTGTCCTCCTGTTACACCGAAACGGTCGGCGCGGTCTCTTCCATAATAATAAGCGTGCCTTCGCCATCGCAAGGCTCTGCGGTGAACTCCGGCTCAAGCAATGTGCCTTCTTCCATCGCGTAAGCGAGCGAAAGGCCTGCGGTGTTGGTGCCGACAATGGTAATGCGCAAATCACCCAACTCTTTGTCGGGGTGTACGAATCGCACCACATAGCGCAGCCCGTCATCATTGCTGATGCCGCCGATTTTGATTGTGGTTTTGTTACCGACTGTCGCTTTGCGACCGGTGGCCACGAGCTGCGGCAACTTTTTCACAGACCAGGCAATAAATCCGCATTTGAGGGTCGCTTCCTCGCTTGTCGTAATGGTGCGGGAAACATGACCCATATCGTCCTTAATGGTCTTTTTCTCCGGCTTGTACACGATGGTAGCGCCTTTCTGTACATATCCGAAAAGATTGTCTGCCGTTTCAATGGTCTCATCGGCGGGAATAGATCCTTTGTACTCCGCGATGTAAATATATCCGCTGCCAAGCGGAATTTTTACATCAGCAGTTCTGTTGTCTGCCATTTTGATTTACCTTCTTTCTTTAAAACTGAGGTCGAATATTTCCATAAAGCAGCTTTCTTTCGGTAGCCACTGCTTGTCACTGGAATAACCCGGGTCGAGCTTTTCCAGCAATTCGAGCAGCTTTGCATTCGGTTCGCCGTCGGCACTGTACCGCTCCACGGTAAGGTCGTGCTGAATCAAATCGCGGCGAAAATCTGAGCCGATGCCCTCGGCGCTATCCAGAAATGCAATAAAAGGGTAATCATGCGCATCGACAAATGCAGTGTCCGCCACATCTTCGCCCGCTGCCGAGAGGTACAGTTTAACGTCCAGCATTTTTGATTGCCTCCTTTGCCAGTTCTTCCATGCGCTCCTGCGCCAGCTTCTCGCCGTAAATGATATGCGGAAATGCGTCAGTGCGACCGCCTTGATGCAGAGCGTGGCCTTTTTCTAGCAGGTGCGTTAACCGATGTTGCCCATTTGCTACACACCATGTGCGCTCGCGCCGATAGTGCGAGTCATAGGTCTTTTTAATGCGAAATGATTTTACATACTTTTTGGTGTGCTGCTTGAATGTAATGTGGTCTTTGATTTCTTCGTTGGCTTCTTTGGCCACGCGTTCAACGCTTTCTTTAATGCCCTCGGTCACGTCGTTCGAATATTGTTCGAGCTCTTTCATCAACGCGGCAGCAAGGTTGTCCGGGGTTACTTCTTTCATGGAATCGCCCCGATTCTTTTAAGCGTCAGCACCATGCAGGGCGGGTTGGTATCTCGTACAGGCTGCAGTTGCTCAATTTTGTAGCGTTCGCTGCCAATCACGACATTGTCGTGCGGGTCAATCCCGGTACGGTAGGGAATATGAACAACGCGGCTGATTTCTGTACTGGCGGTGCGCGCTGCGTAAAAGCGTTTAAAGCTAACGGTGCGCTCACCAAAACGAATGCCCGCGGCCTTTTGCGGACCTGGCTTGTTGGCCAAGGTTTCAAACACCGAAAGCCGTCCATCGTTAAAGGTCACAAAATCAGTAGGTACTTTGATTTTCAACTGGTACCACCACCTGACTGAGAAAATTGAGCGAAACCAATTCGCTTGAAAAGTTCTTTTCAAACATTTCGAGCGCCTGTGCATTGGCATACCGGCAACGGGCCATCAACAAATCGCGCGGCAACCCCGGCGCTATAAAATCAAGCGGAGCGCCTGCAACTACCTGCAGACGCTCCATTGCTGATTTTATGTAACCGTTGACGCGCTTTTTTGTGGCATCATCGTCGTTAGCCACCAGCTCTTCCATTACATCACGCAGCAGCTCTTCCAGCTGCTCTTGTGTAGGTTCTGCCATGGTGAGCCCTCCTTACTTGGCTATGCCTGCGCTTTGGTGGTCACAACGCCTTTGACTTCCTCAACGATTGCAGAAGTGGCGACTGTGCCTTTAACGGATACCGGCAGCGCGGCTTCCTTGAGGTTGGTGATGTCAGCAATCACGAAAGCATTTTCGTCGAGCGGTCTGCCGTTGCCGTACATTTTGGTCAGATAGACGCGCTCATCATCGAGGAAACGAACGCTGTCGTCATACTCAATTTTGCCACCGATACCGCCTTTGCCTACACCCATGAAATAACGAGATGCAAGACCGAAAATAGCTTTGTTTGTGGGGACGTTGATATCCTGCACAATCTTGGTGGGGTACGGCATGACGTTGTTGCGGTAGGTGCCATCCGGCAGCAGCAGAGTAGTGGCAGGCATGATTTTTTCAAAGTAGTCCACCGGGTTCACCACCATCAGCAATTCCGGCACAACGCGGGTACGGCCGTTCGGGCCAGTAGCGATGGTCTTTGCAATGCCGCCGATGGTTTTCGGAGTGATTTCGGTAAGTGTGATTGCTTCTTTGTCGGGATAGACACCACTCTGCACGTTAGCGGTTGCGGAAACATCTTTGAGCATGCCAATCGGCTGGTCCTTACCGGTACCGGCCACCACTGCTTTACAGAGAGCACCGCCGAGGGCTTCGGTCAAAACTGCACGCACATATGCGTCAATCCATGCCGGGCCAGCGTCCAGCATGTCTTTGCTGACAGGCATAAACGCAGTCAGCTTGTTGGTGGTGATGTCGATTTTGCCGATAGCACCTTCCAGCTCTTCGGTGATTTTACTGCCAAGCGCGCCCCACATAGCGAGCTGAACGCCTTTTTTGTTGATCAGCATCTTGGTGACTGCTGCGGTGTTTTGTACATTGATTGCGCCGAGCAAGGGGAACGCGGTAGAGACATCATCCAGCACTGCGTCAATGACGGTTTCCGGCATGTCGTTTTCAAGACCGGTAAAAGCCTGCTTGATATCTCCGGTGCGTACTGCCTGCATCATGGCGGTGTAGAATCCCTCTTCGGCGCTGGTCAGCTGGCGCACGCCGCGCTTTGCCATAATCTGCTGGTCGCCGGTGCGCTGGAATGCTTTGAAATCGGCCACCACTTCCTGCTGAATGCCCATGGCAAAATCAGCGAGTGCTTCGGTCAGCTCTTCGGCATTCTGGGAAGCGAGCGCGGTGTTGAGTTTTTCTTTGAGTTCGTTTTTTACTACATCTTTGCTTCTCATATTCGTTACTCCTTTTTGGTGGCGAACGCTGCCATCAGCTGTTCTGCGATGGTTTTGTTCTGTGTAAATTCTTGTGGCACACTTTGTGCCGGTGCGGGTTTTCCTCTTCCAGTGGCGAGCGCCTGCGCTTTTGCGGCATCCAGCCGCTGCTGTGCAATATCTTCCACGGACTCTTTTGCCGCGATGCGGTCCGCAAGGCCATACTTAACGCAGGTCTCGGCATCCAGCCAGCTCTCTGCATCAAGCAGGGTAGTGAGCGTGGCTTCGTCCAGTTTGTCGCCAGCTTTTTCGAGATACGCTTTACAACTTGCGGTGTCGATGACTTCAAGGTCATCCGCTGCCTTGCGCAATTCTTTCGGGTTGCCACAGGCACACATCCAAGCGTGATGAATCATCATCAGCGTATTGCTGCCCATAACGACATCATCGCCCACCATGGCAATGACGCTTGCCGCGCTGCAGGCGAAGCCGTCCACATACACGGTTTTGTGCGCGCTATGCCGTTTGAGCTGATTGTAAATGGCCATCGCTTCTGATACATCCCCGCCGTAGGAATTGATGAAGAGATTGATTTGTGAAACGTTTCCGGCCGCATCGAGAATATTTTTCATGTGCTTTGCCGAAGTGTCGCTCTCAATCACTTCACCCGTCCACCAGTCGCGCCCGTCGGCCGCGATGTCGTCATACAGATAGATGTCCAGCGTTTCCGCTGCCTGCTTTGCCACCCACATGGTTTTTACCGGTTTACTCATTTTGTGTTTCACCTCCTTCAAGGTCTGCCAGATTTTTCGTCAGCCAGTGCTTTTTGCTCCACCATGTGTTCAATGGCACAGCGCCGACCAATTCACGGATTTCATCAATGCAGAAAATGCCGTCTGCAATGAGCTTGTCTGCCTTTTCTGCGATGCTGAATATGTCGATGTGCTTGATGCACATGGTGTTGATTTTAAGGCACGAGCCAGCGAGAACGCTCTTCTTGCCGTAATATTTGCGATTCACTTCGGTGACGATGATATCAACAATATGGTCGATGCAGAACGTGAGGAATTCGTCCACCACGCTATCCACATTTGCAATGTTGCCCAGCAGCAGCGAGGGGTTGATTTTAAATGCCTGCGCCACGCGGGTGAATGCTTCTTCTGTGATTTTGGCGATGTCACCAACCTCGCTTGTACTTTTCTTGCTGCCCTCACCGGTGATTTCTTCATATTCCACGCCTTTTGGCAGCACCACTAATGCGTTTTCATCGCTGTAGTAGGATTTAAAGCGTCTACCATAAAGGTCGTCAAGGGCTTTCTGCCACTTCTCATCTTTCGTGGGAATGGTGTCTGTTTTCACTACACCCTTGCGTCCACCAGCGCGTTTGTACTTGCCGACGGCCAAAGTCAGCAGGTCGGCATATCCGGCCATTACACCGGACAGCAGAGCGCGAATGTCCTTGTTTGCGTATGTAAAGTAAAGGACCTCATCAGCGGAAAAGCTGCGCAGAAATGTAAAATCTTTGCGCGTGACGTTGCTGAACTTGTCCGGAAAAAGCGCATATTCGTCATGCGTGAAGCTGTCTGCAATTATGAGCTGACCGTTCATTTCCACGACAAGACACTCGTTGTAATAGAGCATCTTTGCGACGACCTCATGCCAAAACTGGTTTGAGTTCTGATTTTTGTTCGGCTCTACGTTGAAGGTGTAATAGTCATCGCCTTTTACTTGCTTGCCTTTCAGCATGGTGCGAAATTCGCACTTTGCAATGGTACCGGCAATCAAATTGATTGCCATCTGAATTGCAAAATCTTCGACCGCCAGCTGGTATCGCGCCGACTCTAACTTTTGGTTGACGTTGATCGTTTCTGCACTGGTAAAGATATTGCGCAGCATCTCAACAAGTTTCACTGATTCGCCTCCTAATAGCTGTAAACCTGTGCAGGTTCATATTCTCCGCTGTCGTCTTCGCAGTCCTGCAGGCTTTCGCTTGCACACACCGCCGAGACCAGCGCCATGAACCCATCGGTTTTGCGTGATTTCTTTTCTTTTTTGAGATAGTACATATTTCCATCATCGTTTGCCGTGACATAGGTATTATTGATATACCAGTTCATCAGCTCATTGTTTTCACCCCAGACAATTGATTGGTTAAGAAAAATGCTAGTGATTACCGGTGCCCAACGCATCACAGTAACGCGCTTTGTCAAAAGAATATTATTTCTCCCGCCCCGGTCAGTGTCAAAACCGCAGTTCTTGAGCGCTTTTGCAATCCAGGTGTAGCGGAAACCATCCATGCCAATATAGGAAATATCGTATGTTTCACCCATCTTTTCGAGCCACTCTGCCACAATGTCTGGTGATATTTCAGGGGCATCTACATAAGTAAGCAAGCCCATCTCTGCCCATTTATCCAGTGGTGCTTTGATAGCTGGAAGATCATACGAAGCACGGCACACCCAAGTGTGCGAAAGCCAATAATAGATGCCGTCTTTTTTGAAAAGCAACCCAGCTGCCACAAAGTCGGTTGTTTTGGCATAGTCGATGCCCGCGACGCAAGGCATACCGCGCAGGTCTGGCAGAGGCTTATTTGCAGCGAGAATATTTGACCATTCGGTAACATCGTCCTCTAAGCGTTCCGGCGGCAAGTTCATCCGCTTGGACATAAAAGAAGCAGCAGCCGATGGCTTTTGCTTGTAAGAGGCATACTCCGAAATAAGCTGTTGCATTAATACTGGAAAGTGGGTTAAAGAAGGATTGGCCTTGTGCCACATAAGAGGATTGTCTACTTCGTCCGGACTGTCTAACCGACAGATGAATGGGAGAAGTCCACCGTCGTCCTGCCCCCGGTGGAGAATGTCTTCCGCCAAACGCTTCAAATCATCCAAGGGGCCGCCTCGGATATTTCCATCTGTGGTGATAATTGTTTTGCGTGGGAATTCTTTTTTGCCAAGTCCGGTGGTGGCCGTGTCTACCATGCGGTAATCTTCATAGGCGTGATATTCGTCAAAAACAACCGCACCCGGCCTGCCACCGTCTTTGGTTTTAAAGCCAGACGTGCGAAACCGGATTCGACTCTTTGTTTTCTTATTTGTGATGCACTCACTGTTCCAGTGAAAGTATTTTTCCAGTGTTCCTTTATGAGCGTCCAGAACATCGCGTACATCGTCTGGACTGGTTCTGGCTTGATCTTCACTGGTGGCAAAAATATCGACATCATATTTAGGAACACCGTTAATTGGTGTAATCCAGCAGAAACTTTCAAAAGCGAGATATCCATTTTTACCAGCGCCACGACCTACCAATGCCAAAAGGTTAGGCCAGCGCAGCAGACCACTTTCACGCCAATAAGTACAATTGTGAAGAGTAAAAACGAAAATCTCCCACGAAAGCAATTTGAAAGGGAAGTACTTCTGCTGTGCCAAATACCGGTGAAGTTGGTCTTCATCAATATAAATATCTTGAGTATTGAAGCAATGCTCTACATGGTCACACAACGCAATTTGGTCTTTACACTGCGGCACAGTGGCTGCCCTGACATATGCGATATAGTTGGCAACTTCGGGTGGTAGTTTAACCAAGGTCGCCATCTGCCTCACTGCCGGAGCCGCCGGCGATCTTTTCGGTACTCAGTCCCATAGAGGAAATAATAGCGAGCATTTGGCGCGAATATACGATTGCATTTTTCACCGACGGATTCTCCTTTTCGTACTCTTTGCCCGCTGCTGAATAAGCGGTATACGTGTGCCCTCGCGCTGCAATATCGTGCTTCATATGCTCAAGCTGTTTAAAGAAAAAGACGTAATCTTCAATCATTGAACGATATAAATCAACATCTGCACCTTTGCTTTTTAGCTGCTGTGTCAGCGATTCTCGGATTCTTTTTTCTGAAAATTTGGCCATATTCTACCTACCTCCTTCTCAATTTTTTCTCACGCGCGCGAGAAACCGGAACACGGTACCCCTCTCTTTCCCGTTCTGCCCATGCTGGCCGCTTTTTGAATTATTTGACCGGGGGGACTACCATTTTTCATCATTCCACTTGCTTTTTGGGACAGATTTGGGCGCTTTGTGGTGTCTTTGATAATGGCACTCATCGCACAATGCAGTAAGGTTGCTTTTAGTCAATGCCAGCCAAGGAAACTTGCGGAGCGGCTTCTCGTGGTGCACCGTGGTGGCGGGTGTGTAGAGTCCTTTGGTCCTACAGTCCTGGCATTCATAATGCTGTTCTTTCAAAACCAATGCTCGAAGGTGAACCCACGGCTTACAGATATAAAAGCCGTGAATGTTATCCGCTGCCACTAATTCTTGTATCCAACGTGTGAGCCCTTCTGGTGTGTACCGCTGATTCATAGACCTCTGTTTCCTATCTCGTTTTGGCAATGTTGAAATACTCTTTGTCGAGTTCAAATCCTACATACTCGCGGCCAGCGTTTATTGCAGCAACTTTGGTTGTTCCGCTGCCCATACAACAATCAAGAACAAGCTGTCCCGGTTCGGTGTATGTCCGGATGAGATACTCGAACAGAGCAACCGGCTTTTGTGTAGGATGTAGCCCGTCACGCTGGCAAGCGAATGTGAGTATTTGGCGCGGATAATTTGTGTATCTGCTGGTATATGGCTTTCCGAGCGTTGTGCGATACACATAATCACCGGAGTCTTTTCTCCCTGACTGCATTTTTGGATTTGAAATCGCAATGAGCCCTTGCGGATTGTAAGTGGGCGTTTTCCTGTAGAACACAACAACATCCTCAACGCAGCGCAACGGTTGGTATTTTGCAAATGGAAAGCCTGTTACTTGGTTTTTATGCCAGTACCACAGGTATTTAAAATGCCGCCTGTTGCTGTTGATTAAATCTGTTGTGAAAGGCTGGGCCGCAGTGAATACCATTGCTCCGTTTGGCTTCACGACTCGATTGAGCTGTTTCCATAACTGGTCAAACGGTATGATGCTATCCCACCGGCAGTCTGTTGTGCCATATGGCAAGTCGGTTAGCAGCATGTCCACCGAATTGTCCGGCAGCAGACTCATGCCTGCAATACAATCCATGTTGTAAATTTGATTCCTGTAATTCTCCATGTCGTCCTCCTATCAAGTGCGACCGGAACTACAACGAGCGAAATTCCCCAGCGCCGCCTCATGCAGCTGCGCGCTGGCATAAAAATACCTGCCGCGAGGAAACGACAGGTATATAAGCGGGTGGAGGTTAACCCGCAAAATAGAAAACCGCCTGCGGTTTCCCGTGTGGCGGTTTTTTCTATGCTATAAGTTTACTACCTTTTTTTGGCTCTAGGATATCAACCTGCTTCTTCGAGCAGTCCAAAGTTCTGTGCAACCAGTCGAATGAACTCGCCATGCCAGCGAATAACGGTAGGCTCTGAGCTGTGTACTTCCATGGCTGCGCCCACTAATCTATGCGTCCGGTCCCAGTACACGAGCTTTATTACTTTGATGCGCGCTTCACCATCGCTATAAGTCTTTGTGGTCTCTATGGCGTTGTGCACAGCATTATACTCTATCTGGTTTACTGTTGACATTTGCCGAAGAGCAGCCGCGGCTGTTGGATCTGATATCCCGGCACCGTGCGGCATCCCGCTGAACTGCGTGGTAATTTTCGTTTGTTTTAGCTCCTCGTATTCTGCTGCAAGTGCCGGGTATCTTCGAATCATTCCCTTTATGTACGGCCACCAGTCATACCGTGGTTTACTCAATTTGTCATCTTCCTCTCTGCTGCGATTTCATCAATGGTTGGCATCCTGTTCGCTTTCAACAAAATCAGACTTATTGACATACTCAACCAAACATTTGTTTTCCCCAGTTAACATTATTTGCAGAACAACTATTTCTTTGCTTTCATAACTTCCGTTTAGGCGAGGTGACTTGTCTAAAAACACATATGAATCTTTTTCTATTGTTCTAACGCAGATTTTACTTTTGGGGTGTGATTTTCTCAATGTTCCGCTAACGGCGTTTATGTTGTATGAAAACTGATTGTTGAGATTTGTGTTAAACATTGGCTGCCTCCTGTTCAAAGTAGAAAACAACTTTATGTGGCGTTTCAGTAACCTGCCCAAACCGCACGGCATTCCGGTATGTATAGCAGTCGCGTGCCAGCGTCTTTGTGGTTGCTTCAAGCTGCTTGCGCCATTCTCCTAGGCTGCTGGCCCGCTTGTAATGGTTGCAGCTCCGGCACGCAGGCATCATGTTTTCAACATCGTCAGCGCCGCCATTATAAAGAGGCACTAGATGATCAACCTGCATATCTTTGTACTCAATCGCACTACCGCAATATGCACAGCGACCGCGATACTTTTCATACACCCGCTGCCGGATTTGTTTAGGAATCGCTTTCCGCTGCATTGTGGGCCTCCTTTGGTAAACGCTCTCCCTTTCTGCGCCTCAGACTGCATTCCGGGCAGAAGCACTTTTTAATAGTGCCGGTCCATCCATCATTTCTCAACGAGATCATTTCTTCTCTTGGATGATACATTATTTCGTCAAATCCAGTTCCGCATCCATCACAAGTGACAGATGAATAATACTGCTGAGTAATAGGCACTATTCAGCCCTCCTGTTCTTTCAGCGCGGCTTCGGAGCGGTATCCACAGTAGTCTTCAAGCTCGCACCCAAACGGCAACGGTTCACCAAATAAACCCACATCGGGCGGATTGTAAAACCTGCATGGTGGTATTCCAGTAGTACAGTCGCCAGCACAATCTTTTTCACAAATTTGAAGATATGCGTACGCTATATCTTCAACTGCGAGTTCCGGCTCTGCGTCGCGGTATGCGGCCAGCTCTTTAAACGCAGCAGCGCACTCTTCCGGGGTGTGTTCGGTACGCTCATAAGCTGCAAGCCGATCTATTGGATCACCTGTGAAAACTGTTGCCGTGTCATAATCCTGCTGCAATATATCTTGAGCATAACAGCCTCCGTTATAGTCTTCCCACGTCAATCTTTCCAAGTTGATTCCTCCTTTACGATTGAGCTTCCGGTTCTTGGCGGCGCCGGGCAGCAGGGCAGCCCAAAACCTCCGTATTTTTCATATTTGATAAGTTCGTTGTAAACCTTGTTTGGTGTTTTGATGCAATCAATGCCGCTCGTATAAATTGATTTCTTTTTCCCACATTTCTGGCACTCGAAAATATACGTGGTGTCATAACAAGCTGATTGGTTATCTTCTTTCCACGATGCGCCCCTAGTAGCCCATTCATGGCTGCAAAAAATGCGCTTAATCACGTCTTTAATCATATATCCTCCTTTTATCCGGCATCACAGCACCTTCTCCTCACAATTAGAAAGGATTTTTTGCAGACTCTCTTGCACTTCCAACAGCTCTTTTGATTTTTGGGCATCAGGCTCTAAATGAACAAGCCCATCAATGGCCGCAAAGGCGGTGGCTACAATATCCGACGCGCTGTGTTCAAATTTTGTTATGATTATGTTTTTGCCGTCGGCGAAAAACTCCACAGGATCGCCCGGCCGGATACCAAAGTTTCGGCACAGTTCTTTCGGTATAACAAGTCGCCCCATTTCATCAATTTTTCTTACAATACCTGTTGTTTTCATTGCATGCCCTCCAGAATGGCCGTAAGTGCTTTTTTGAGCGCCCGGCGCAACTTCTCTGCCTGCTCGGCTTGCCCCTTTTGCTGCATCTGCTCAAGCAGCCCGTCCATTTTACATTTGGCTTGTTGCAGCTGGTCAAAGTAGAGTGCAAATGCGGTGCTTTCAGTGCTGGCGGCGAGTTCAAGCTTCTTTTCAAGCTGTGCTGCCCGCTCTTCCGCTGCTTCCTTTTCTTTTGCTGCGGCTTCTACTTGCTGCCGCAAATCTTCCGCTGCCTTTTCCGCTTCTTTTCGCCCCTCGGCTTTTGCATCGCCTATGGCCTTTTTCGTAGCTGCATCAATCTTTTTTTGCAGGGCAGCGTCCGCGGCTTCCTTGGCTTTCTTTTGCGCATCGGCCAGCTCACGCTTGTGGATTACGTCCAGTTCTTTGCGTACGTCCTGTTCTGCCTGTGCTTTTAAATCCTCATAAGATTCGGCATTGCTTTCGGTCTGGCTTTCTGCTTCCAATCTGGCTTTTTCAACCGCTGCTTGCAAATCTTCGGCAGTATAAAGCACTTCACCCGGCTCTTTTTCTTTGAGCGCCTTATTTTCTTCCTGCAGGAAGTTCAGCTGCTCGGTAGCCTTGTTGTACTTGGCCACTAATTCTTTCACCTCTGCGGCCGACATGGTTGCCAGGTCCTCGGTGGAAATCACTTCGTCCCGATCAGTGGGGGAAAGCTGTGCAATCAATTGCAATTTAGTGATTCCGATAGAAGCATGCTCGGACATAATGACCGGGCCGTTGCGCTCAAGGGCTTGTATGTAGTTATAGGCCATGCGCTTTTTAATTCCCACTGCACCCTCTACATAGCTATCGAAATCGGTGTAGCCCAGTTCCTCATACAGGCATTTGTCCCGCATTTCCTTGAGTTCCTGGCAGAAATCCAGCAGGGCAGAAGCCATAATCTGCCCGCTGGTCATAATTCGCTTATGGAGTTCCACCGCTTCGGTGTATTTTTCAGTTACCTGTAAGTCGTTCATAATATCCTCCTTGTTTTAAGTCATGCGGCTTTCTTGCCTTTTCTTCTCGATAGCTCTTTCAGCCATTGCCGTACAAACTGTGTTACTTCTGCCGGTGGTTCGCAATTTTTAAATCCTCTGTTTTGCCTCACAGTTTGCCGCTTTTCATCAAACTCAAGCGTAAAATACGGTTCTTCTGGATTTGATAGTTTCCGGATAAAGAAAATTGCCGTTTCTCCGCCAGCATGGTCCTGCACATATCCGGCTACACAATGGTCTAGCTTTGTGCCTTCCTCAACGAATTCCTTTGCTGATTGTGCTGGCCGAATAAGATACTCTTCATTTGAAAAAGCAAACTGTTCAAGTTCTTTTGCTCTTTTGGATACGGCCTGCTCATAAGCTTTGACTCCGAGTGTTTTGATAACAATAGCCACGCGGTCGTGCATTTCTTTTAAATGCGATGGATAGTGCAGGGTTTCTTTTTCTAAATCGTAGTTGAGCTTTTTTGCGTCCCGCATATAATCTCCCCATAGCATCAGTATTCCGGTGGGTGATAGGTTCTCTTTTTTTGACTGGCGCTCGATGTAGCGGATGGCCTTTTTTAAATTTTTTCCGGCCACGAAATCAAACCGTTGCTTGCTATACGTGTTGCACATGATTTCATCAATCACATGCAGCTCTTCTTCTGTTATGTCCCACCCTTCGTCCTTGGCCTTTTTGTAGTAAAGAAGTGCGGTACCGTTCCAACTGTTTTCCATCGCTCGGTTGATTTCTTCTTTGTTAAGCCCTAGGATTTCAGAAGGCTTTAGTTTTTTAAAATCCGCTGCCTTATTAAGTACCTGACTGCCATATGCTTTTTCACGGACTAGCTTGAGCATGCCTATGTGGAGCAAATTCTCTAGCCCCGGTGCTTTTAAGTAGGCCGCGCAATATTCCATTGCGCCCATCCACCGAACTTCCTTGTTTTGCATCTGCGATACATAGTCCCAAACGTGCGAATTTTCTAATACAGTGCCTTTGAGTGTGTCCTCGGTCAATTCTTGCGCAACTACATATGGTTTGTTTTCTCTTAACTTCTGCCTTAGGGACCAATCATCTACAGGGTACTTTTGCCCCATATAGCCTGCTTCCCACTTCGCAAAGAAAAAAGCTTCTTTGGGTGTGAATATGTAGAGTTCGCTTTCTTGGCCTAATACTGTATCCTCGATTTTGTAGTTCTTTTGTTTTTTGCGGGGATTTTCAGAAGTGATATATAAATCTCTTTCTATGTGATACCCAACCGCGAATGCTACTTCTCCGCTGGTATAATAGCGAATGGCATCTAATTTATCGTGCCAACCGTTTTTCATTTTCGACGGAGTAATCATATTCGCTTCAATTCCACACTCAGGGCAGGTGCAGGTATTTCCGTTTGCCCATGCAAAATCAATCTGTGTGCGCTGTTTGCAGCGCGTACAATATGCTTCGGTGTACGGTTCCCATTCATTTGTGAGGGGATTTCTTTCATGTTCTACCCAGTAAATGATATTGGCTTTTGACTGGTGCTTTTCTGCCAGTGCAACTAAATCTTCGTGCGATATCTGCGGAATTGGCCCCAGCTTACGGAGAGCTTCTTTCGCTCTGCTTTCTTTAGCACTATACTGTTCTGCTTCCTGCGTTCTTTGCAGCAATCGTTGTAGGGAATCGATGCTCGCTGCATCTATTACCCACAGGAAATTCGGAAACATTGCTTTTATCGCTTTTATTGCATTGTTAGTTACCGAGCAATTTCTGCGATTGACACTGTCCTGTATGCACTCAAGAGATATTTTGTCTAAGTTTTTTCTTGTCCACTTTTGTTCCTCTAGGCTGTAGCTTATCCAGTTGCTTTCTGACAAGAACACTCGAAGCACTGGCTGCTGCTCTACTGCATAGTACAATGTCACCACCAATATACGCTCTGATTTCTTTCCGTGTATAAAGGCATCCAAGAGGAGAAGCTTGTCAGTCTCCGGGCTTGGCATTTTGCGCATTGCTATCTGCAATAGGTCTTTTTTTATAAATTTCATGGCGCACCTCCTACATGAAATCAAGCAGGTTAATTGGTGTCGCCTTGCGATTTGATTGGCTTTCTTTTCCGAGTCCGTAGAATTCCCGAATAATTCGGTCTGCTTCTTGTGGTGGGCAGCATCCTTGTGAACCTTCTTTGTGTGCTAAAGCATATTCCGCAATTTTCTTTTCTGCATCCCCTATGCCCATTCCACTGCGCTCTAGATCATGCAAAACAATGTCGGCTTGTTCCGGTGTTCCGTTGCGGACGATATCTTTGAGTTGCTCTCCGACATAAAATGCATTGTTTTTGGTTTTTAACGCCGTTTGCTGCGCTTTTATTAGCGCGATAGTTCTTTCAATACTCACTTGCAAAACCTCCATTTTGTGTTGTGATGCATTTGATTGCAAAATCAATTTTTGTCTGTCACAATCTCGCGCCAGAGCCATCCGCTGGGCCGAGCATACCGCTCGATGAAAAGCCGACGGCGTAATGTGTAATCGCGGGATTTCCTCTTTGTGAATTTGCTTTTGATTTCCACTACTTCAATTGTTCCGCTGCGGTAGTGAAGTACAAAGTCCGGCTTGAATACCGCTGCCGGGAATTTCTTACCACAAAACTCCGCTGCCGGATACAGCTCAAACTCTCGGTGTAGTTCGCATTGGGCAATGGTGCCATTGTGCAGCCCGGGCAAAACCTCGGCCAGATAAAACTCGCGCTCGCCGTTGCTGTCAAAAGCATCTTTGGGCAGCTTTGCAGGTGGTACGCTTTTCCGCTGCTGCCCGGCGGCAAGCTGGCGGGCAATTTGCCGTTGTGCATCTGGACCGAGGCGGCTTATATCAATTCCCATTTGGCTTACCTTGATTTGCGAGATGCTCTTTTCTTGCGCAGCAGCACAATCTGGTCGAGCTTAAAGCATTCTCGGTAAAGCACCTTGTACTCTGCGGAACGCTTGTCCGGGAATTCCACGGTTACAAACCTGCCGAGCGGGTGGATAAATACCACGGTTCCGATGGTCGGCTTTTCTGTGGCCGCTTCAAATTTGCCGAGCGGTGCTTTCGCGTTTTCGGGGCGGATAACCCGCACCTTTGCGTCTGTTTTCAGTTTCATGGATATGTACCTCCAAATTTTTTGTTATACAGCAGGGAAGTCCTCGAAATTCTCTTCCGCTGCTCGTTCCCATGGAATCAGCCGGTAGAACTGGCAGGGCAGGCCGTTGAGCGGGTTTTCATAGTTCTTTACGCCGCTGCCGTCGCCAACTGTTTTGTCTATGTAATAGCCTTTTTTCGCCTTAGGCTCCTTAGCCCATTCTGATGCGGATACTTTGATTGTTTTAACTGTCGGTTTATCCAGATTTGTAGAAGCAATCCAGCGGCGCTGATGCCTACCGGCACGATCTTTTCTGTGCTTGGTTTCCTTGATGAAGTAGTAAGCCAGGTTGGCAAGGTGCTGAGTGTCTCGAATCGGTGTTCCTCGCAATGTGCCGAATTCCCGCCACATTTTTTGCAATGGCCGGATGTCTGCGTCTGGAATAATCATGTGATGGTGAATTGCCGTGCTTTCGTACTCTGTAACATAGATGTATTTGAGTTCGTTTCCCAATGTCTTTTTAAAGTACTCCCGCATTTTTGTGACCTGCTTTTTAAACACTTCCTTTGCTTGTTCTGGCGCAGGCCTTCTTTGCGGGCGGTAGGTGAATACCAGATGCCAGTCATTTGCTTTGAAGTTCGTGAAAAGCAATAGTCGGAGCTTTTGTTCTGCATTGGCATCGTTGACCTTCTCCACATCCAGTGGGGTAGGATTGCTGTTTTCAGAACGTGCGATGCCTTTCAGTCCATACCTTGCTGAGTATGTTTTCTTTACTTCGATGATGCCCCCGGCATTATAGATTTTCTTGATGTACGGCACAGTGCCGTGACCCCCTTTCAGATTCCAGTTATTAATACTTGAACCTAGGCAAACAGCGGCTTTGCGCCGCTTGCAAGGAATAGAAAAGGGTGGTATAATATTCTTAAATAAGGCGAATATATCCCACCCGAGTCCTTCACGGTTGCAGCCGTGAGGGGCTCACTTTTTTTGTGCTTTTTTCTTGGAAGTGCTGCTCCAGTGCTTTGAGTGCGATATCGCTGAGCATTTCCAGCTCAAACTCGGTGCGCTCTATATCGCTGGGCGGAAAACGAGCTTGTCCCTTTTTGGCAATCCGCCAGTTGTCATATAGCTGGTGCATTGTGGGATGCGATAGGTTGAGTAAGTAGTAGGGGAGCGGGTTGCGTTCTCGCCGTGCACTTTTCGCGAACATTTCACTGCGTTCCTGCAGGATTTCCGCTGCCAGTTCCTTTCTGGTCATTTGCAACGCTCCTTTCGATATGGGTTTCTGATATGTAGATGCATCGCCCGTTGTCGAGCTGTACCAAACAGCGCTTTGGTGCGCGTTCCAGAATGCTGCCGCCAGAGTAGATGGCACCTTTCATGCCGCGAAAGCATCCAGAGCTGATGTACACCCGGTCGCCGGGCTTGAATTTGTTTTTGAAAAAGCGGCTCACTGCTGCACCCCCTCGGAGAGTAGATATACTTTGTGTGGTCCGTAGCCTTGCCAGTGCAAAGCGTTTTCGTGTGTATCCACAGCAACATCTAGCTTGTTTTGCTTAACCTTGCTGCCGATGTCCTGTGCTTGTCGGATGCCCACACCTTCGATATAGAGCCAGCTGCCGAGTGGTATCACTTCCGGGTCTACCGCTACACTAACGCCAGCAGTTACAGGCGCACCGCTTGCGGTGATACCGTCGCCGGTGCCGCAGATATGCGGGTAAGCTTCGCAGCAATATGCGGTGCAATCAAATTCACCGAGGTATTCAACCTCAACAGGTGTGGCCTGTTGAAAAGTCATGGTTTCCGCTGCTGGGGTTTCTTTTTGTTGAATCGTGAGCCGCTCGATAGTGGCGTTTGCAGAATCAAGCAATACTTTTTGCGTCTGCAAACCGTTTGCAATGACAAATCCGAGCAATAGCACGACACCGGCCATGCCAGCAGCGTAAAAGGAAAGCCGCTCGGCACGATGCCGCTCGGCTTGGTAGGCGGTGCGGTATTTGCGCGCCAGTAATTCGTCCGTGCTACACGGTTTTGAGGGATTTTGTGTATTCATTTGCGACCCTTTCTACATCTTTACGCAGCTTGTCCGCTGCTGCAGGGATGCCGTACTGCTCCGGCTCTGCATGGAGCGTGCGATTGATGCGGTCGGCAAAATCGCAGAGCATTTCCGAAAGCTGTAAGCCGTTTGGGTTTGCGTGGTCGGTGTTGACCTCGGCATTGCAGTTACCCAAGTTGTCCACAAAAATATTGATTGAGCCTAATTCTTTGACTGCCATATGTACCTCACTTTCTTTTGTTTTTGGCCGCGCGTAATAGCTCTTGAATCGCAAACTTTTTGCCCATCGCGAAAAGCAGTGTGGCGTTTGTGATTTTTCCATGAAGGCGGCTTTGCGCATTGTCGGTGCGGTCGAACAACTCTTGCAGTTCTTGCGGTGTGCAATGCGCGTAATAAATTAAGTAATGGTGACGCGCCTGTTCAAAAGCAGATAGCTCTTTTGTTTGGGGCATCGGGGCACCTCTTCTCATGAGTTGTGCTTGTCCATTGTTGCGGGTTGCGCTCTACCTATTGCTGTAGCAGGTTTTAACGTTTTCCGCTAAAACTGTCCTTTATGAATCGGTAATGTGATAGCATCAGAGCGTTTCATTCTGCACACTGTGCAGTTTCCTTTTTGCGTCTGATTTCTGCTCCCCTGCGCATCATGTCGAGCATGATGTTTTTCACCTCTACAGGAAGATGGTGGTTTTCACCTATATATGTAGATAAATCGTCGCAGATGGTCCCATCGGCCATAATGTTTATTATTGTTACACCTTCCATGTAAATCACCTCCAGACAGTATATGAACGAGCGTTTGTCCATCTTGCTAATCGATATTCCTTGCTGCGATTAATTCATCCACAGCCTTACGGAACGTTTGCTCTGCATTTGCAGGGCTGCGCTTACCATTCAGAATCGCACTTACATATTTGGGGTGGAGCTTAAGGTATGCAGCTAATTCGTTTTGCGTGATTTTGCCATGCATTTTACCTACAATTTCGCCAGTCCATTGTGCAGGCATACAAAAGTCAACTCCTTTCTTGTTAAATGTTGACCTAGGTAATCAAAAGTGATATTATCGATATGCAAACAAGGATAATAACAATGATTACTTTGGTCATCGTTGCAATGTCATTATATGACTACTTTTGTAGTCAGTCAATGATAAAGTGATGACTTTTGTAATCTTTGTTGTTGTGCACAAAGATTGGAGAAGTAAATTATGTTTTATGACAGATTTGCAAAGCTGTGTAAATCAAAAGGCGTATCGGACAATAAAGCTTGTATTGCTATCGGCGTTAACCGTTCAGCTGTAGCTAAATGGAAACAAGGTGGAACTCCGAATGGCACAACTCTGTCTAAAATGGCTGATTACTTTGGCGTTACAGTAGACTATCTTTTAAACGGCGAACAAAATGAAAAGCCCGCCGCAAAAAGCGACGGGCTTACGAGTAAAGACAAGCGTGACATTGCGCGAGATTTAGAAAAAATCATGGCCGAAATAGAAAGCACAGAAACAGTCATGTTTGATGGTGATCCGGCTACCGATGCAGCAAAGGAAACACTGCGTAATGCAATTGCAATGGGCTTGGAATACGCAAAAAAATTAAATAAAGAAACTTATACACCGAAAAAATACCGAAAAGAGGAGTGACCTTCGTGGAGATATGCAAGGCACTTACGAAAAAATATAAAACCAATGACCCCTTTCAACTTTGCGAAGAATTACATATTGTGGTTATGTCTATGCCCATGGAAGATATACGGGGACTTTTCATGCGGTTAAAACGTCGTAACATCATCTGGTTAGACCAATCACTGGATGAAAGGGAGCGGCGCTTTGTATGCGCCCATGAGTTAGGCCACTTTATGCTTCATAAACATATCAATAGAACTTTTTTAGATACTAAAACCTTTATGAAAACAAGCAGCTATGAAAAAGAGGCTGATTTATTTGCGTGCTGCCTATTGCACCCGGACTCTTGCCTTGAAGAATACGAAGGGTGGACGGTAGAGCAAATAGCTTCTTTTTGGGGTATGCCTGAGGAACCGGTGAGGAAGAGGTTTAGTTTTCAACAGTAGCACCCTAATTTGTTTAAAAATGTTTGGAGGAATTATTGTGAAAAAAATCGTATCCATTATTATGGTCGCCGCTTTAGCACTTTCGCTTTCTGCTTGTGGTAGTAGTACATCTAGCCAGAGCGAATATAAGACGGAAATAAAATTTGCCGATGCCGCGAATTATATGTGTGCAGTGGAAAGTGATTCGTTCTCCGGTGATGTAATTGCAGCTGGCGAATATACAATAGAATCGCGTGGTAATGCAACAAAGCCAGAAGATACAATGATGGTATGGGACATTTACGTTTCAAGCCAGGAATATGCAAAATTAAGTGAGCTCAAAGAGAGCGAGCTTGTGGCAACTGTGGGTGGGGCTGAGAATACAGGCGGTGAATTTACCGTTGATAAAGGCCAGTATCTATATATTAAATATAATGAGGTGTATGGTACGCCGTGCGGATATATCGTAATTAAGCACAAATAAACATTTTTGTTTTAAAGAAGGTACCTTATGCAAAATAAAATGATGGTCGTGGGTTACGCACGCGTGTCCACCGATAACCAACTTGAAAACTATTCTATAGAAGAACAGACAGAGCGCTTAAAATCATATTGTGCCGCCAAGGACTGGATTTTAGTGCAAACGTATGTGGATGGTGGTTATTCTGGCGGTAATACAGACCGTCCGGCACTGCAGCAAATGCTGGCTGAAATTCACAAAGGCAAAATAGACGCTGTTGTAGTTTATAAATTGGACCGTCTTAGCCGTAGCCAAAAAGACACCCTCACATTAATAGAAGATGAACTGCTTTCACATGGCACTGATTTCGTTTCAATAAATGAAAATTTCGATACATCCACGCCATTTGGCCGGGCGATGATAGGAATTTTGTCTGTGTTTGCGCAACTTGAAAAAGACCAAATTACAGAACGGTTTACGATGGGAAGAATCGGACGCAGTAAAGCCGGATATTTTCACGGTGGTGGTAATGCTCCCACGGGATATGATTACATTGACGGCGAGCTAGTGATAAATGAATATGAAGCACAACAAGTGCGCAAAGTTTTTAATATGTTTTTGGCTGGCTCTTCTATAAATGCAATTCACCGTGGTTTAGAAAAAGCATACACAACAAAATGGAGTGCAGCCAAAGTAAGAAATGTATTAAAAAATAGTGTGTATATTGGCAAGGTGAAATTTATGAAAGAAGAACACCAAGGAGCGCATGAACCGATAATAGAAGAAACTATTTTTAGGGCGGCAAATGCATTGCTCTCATCTTCTGCCAGGAATGAAAAAACAACTTCTTACCCAAAGACTCCCTTTAGGGCTGAATATCTTCTATCAGGATTAGTTTACTGTTCTCGTTGTGGTGCTAAGTATTCTGCAAATCATGGGTATTATAAATGTTATTCGAGAGCAAAAAGCACCCCGAAATTTATTGTTGATCCAAACTGCAAGAACGATAATTGGGAAATATCTATTTTAGATAATTTAATAGTTGGCCAAATAGACCTTTTATCCACTAGCAAAGATTCACTAGAGGAACTAAAGCACGATTCTAAAAAAATAAACAAAATTGAAGTTGACCGCAGCCGAGTGAATAAGCGTATATCTGAGATAGATAAGCAAATTGGTAAACTAATCGAACTGTATCAAGTATCCTCTATCCCGATGGCTTCTATTTCTGAAAAAGTTGAAGCTCTTTCCCACGAAAAAATCAGCTTGTCCCAGCAGTTGAAAAATTCAAATGTAATTCCTCAAAGTGATTTGTTTGAAGATGCTTTAAGCGATTATGTCGATGGTTTTAAAGAATCAAAAATAGAGCAACAACGACTCATGATATCCCGACTTATAGAAAAAATCTTAATAGATGGAAAATCGATAAAAATACAGTGGAGACTCTAG